CCCGCCTGCTGGCCGGCGCCCACAGCCACAAGCGGCCCGTCGTCGGCGGCCTGTGCTTCGCCCACCAGCAGGGCATCCTCTACCCCACCATCTACCGCTACGCCGAGGACGGCCGGTCGCTGCTGACCACCGTCGACTTCCCCCGGGACACGATCGTGCGGGTGGACGCCACCGGCGCCGCCTTCCTCCTGGTCCACCGCCGCCCCCTCGAGAGGCTGGCCCAGCTGCGGCCCGGCCCCCAGCCCTGGTTCGCCGAGGAGCTCACCGAGGACGGGAGGGAGAGGGGGGAGGACCTGGTCTTCTGCGACCGCCTGCGAAGGGCCGGGTACGAGATACACGTCGACACCGGCGTGGCGGTCGGGCACGAGAAGGACTGGTCGGTCGACCTCGCCGCCTTCGAGGCCCAGCAGGCCGTCCCCCCCGCCCTGGTGACCGGGGGCCCCGGCCTCGACGAGGAGTGGGTCGCCCGCGCCCTCAACGGGCTGGGCATAGCGACCGGCCTGCGCGAGGTGTACCGCCCCGGCGAGGAGCCCAGGAGGTCCCCCTTCCTGGCCGAGGTCAACTGGCCCGCCTCCGTGGTGGCCGCGTCCCACCCCGGCCGGGTGGCGGCCGTCCTGTGCGACCCGCCCGACGGCCCGCCCGGCGACCCGGTGTGGGCCGAGCTGGCCGACGCGATGGGCATTGGGGAGGACCAGGTCGAGGAGGGGCACGCGTCGCTGCAGGCCGCGGCCGTCGCCGCCGCCGACGACACGGTGACCTGGGACGAGCTGACCGACCCCGGCGGGGAGGGCCTGATGCGGCTGGCCGCCGCCTGCGGGTACCCCCGGGACCTGGGCAGCTGCCGCGCCGTGGTCGCCGCCCTCGCGGGGGAGGGGGCGTGAGCCGCCGCCCTTACCGCTACCGTAGACTACTGCGCCTCCTCGCCGAGGGGGCCGTGGACGCCGCCGCCCTCGTCTACCGGGCGGCCCGGTGGGCCGTCCCCCGCCTCCTGGAGTTCGGGGGCTACGCCGCCGTCACCTACGGGTGCTGGATGGCGGCCGAGTGGGTCGGCTGGGTGGTCGGGGGCGTCCTCGCAGTACAGTCAGGAGTCAGGAGAGGATGAGCCTCATACGCCGGCTCGCGGAGCCGCACAACCCGTTGGAGAATCCCGAGAGGCGGGTCACGGGCGGCGAGCTGGTGTCGCTCCTCGAGAAGTACGGGGTTACCGTCGGGGGCAAGACGTCGTCCGGCAAGCGGGTCACGCCCGCCCGTGCCGTCAACGTCATCGCCGTCTACCGGGCCGCCTCCATCATCGGCGGCCTCCTGGGGTCCCTCCCCTTCAAGGCATTCGACGCCGACAAGGAGGACCGCACCTCCGAGTCGGTGGTCCTCACCTCCCCTCGCCCCGACCAGACGCCCTTCGAGTGGCGCGAGACCATCGGGGCCCACCTAGCCCTGTGGGGCAACTACTACGGGTTCAAGGCCAGGTCCACGAGGACCGGCGCCGTGCAGGAGGTCTGGACGTACCAGCCCGACGACGTCACCATAGAGGTCACCCGGCCCTCGGCCGAGAACCCCTCCGGCAAGTGGTTCCACATCCGGGGCGAGGACACCCCGAGGACCTCGCGGGACGTGTTCCACATCCCCCTGTTCAGCCTCGACGGGTGGCGGGGGCTGTCCCCGATAGGGGTGGCCCGCGAGGCCGTGGCGTCGGCCCTGTCGGCCGAGGAGTTCGCCAACACGCTGTGGAAGTCCGGCGGCCTGGTCCAGGGCATCCTCCACACGGAGAGCAAGCTCCAGGACGGGCACGCCGAGACCCTCAAAAAGCGGTGGATGGACAAGATCAGCGGCGTCAGGAACGCCTACGACGTCGCGGTCCTCGACGCCGGCATCAAGTTCCAGCAGCTGTCCCTCCCGCCCGTCGACCTCCAGTTCCTGGAGGCGAGGGGGTTCCAGATTACCGAGATAGCCCGCCTCTACGGGCTGCCGCCCCACCTCCTCTCCCAGCAGGAGCGGCAGACCTCGTGGGGCACCGGCATTGAGCAGCACAACATCGGGTTCGTGGTCTACACCCTGGAGCCGACGTGGTTCCGCCGCATCGAGCAGCGCATCACGGCGGAGCTGCTGCCCGAGGGCATCCGGGGGGAGTTCGTGGTGCAGGGCCTGATGCGGGGCGACAGCATCGCCCGCAGCCAGTTCTACCGCGCCCTGGCCCAGATCAAGGCCATGACCCCGAACGAGATCAGGGAGCGCGAGAACCTCCCGCCGGCCGAGTGGGGGGACGAGCCCCTGGAGCTGCCCGGCGCGCCGTCGGACGGCGGCGACGGCCCCGAGCCCGGGTCCGAGGGGGCGGGCCGGTCCTACGAGGACGGGTACGACGACGGGTACCGGGACGGCTTGTCGGACGGCGACAGCGGGCGCCGGCGCGACGACGAGGAGACCGAGTGACCGTGGAAAGGGGCCCCCTCCGCGGCGGGCCGCGAGTATAGTGGAGGCCGTCATGACACAGACCGCAGCGAGAGAGACCCTGGACGAGATTCGCCGGATGGCCGCCGTGAGGCACGGCGCTGGCGGCGACCGCGAGCTCCGCACCGTTACCGGCGTGCCCGCGGAGGTGCGCGAGAACGGGGACGGCAACACCCTCGTGGGTCATGCGGCGGTGTTCGACAAGGAGACGGTAATCGGCCGGTTCTTCCGCGAGAAGATCAAGCCCGGGGCCTTCGCCAAGACGATCAAGGAGGCGGACGTCCGCCACCTGTTCAACCACAACCCCGACATCGTCCTGGCCCGCTCCGCGCCGGCCAAGGGCATCTCCACCCTCCGCCTCTCGGAGGACGACATCGGCCTGGCCTTCGAGGCCGACCTCAACATGGACGACCCCGACGCGCAGCGGGTCAAGGCCAAAGTGGCGCGCGGCGACGTGGACCAGTCCAGCTTCGCCTTCCGGGTCATCAAGGAGTCCTGGGAGGAGGGGGACGTGGACGAGGCCACCGGCACCCGCCGGCTGCCCCTCAGGATCATCGAGGAGGCCCAGCTGTTCGACACCTCGACCGTGACCTACCCCGCGTACGAGGAGGCCGACACCGGCCTGAGGGCCGTCGGCCTGGGCATCCTCTCCAACGTGCTCGGCCTGTCCGAGGGGGCGCGGTCCATCATCCTCCGCGCCGTCGAGGGGCAGGGCGAGCTCCCCGACGAGCTACAGTCCGCCGTCGCGCAGTTCCGGCAGGCCCTGGACGCCGCCGCGGGCAAGCGCGACGAGGAGCCCGAGACCGAGCCGGCCGCAGAGGCCGGAGGCGACGGGACCGACGAGCCGGCCGCCGAGGAGGCACCGGCAACGGGCGAGGAGCCCGGGGGCGAAGACCCCGAACCGGCCGCCGAGGAGGCACCGGAGGACGACCAGACCGACGAGGCCGCCCCCGAAGCCGACGACGACGGCACGGACGACGACGAGGCGGAGCGCGCCAAGCGCCTCGCCATCCTCGAGTTCCGCCGCCGGCAGATGCAGATGGGCGCGACCTCCGACTCCTAAGGGAGAAAATGCACGAACAGCTGAAGAAGCTGGTCGAGGAGAAGAACAACGTCTGGCGGCAGATGCAGGAGCTGTCCGAGCGCGGGTTCGAGACCGCCGAGGACCGCGAGCAGTTCGACCGGATGAACGCCCGGCTCGACGAGATCGAGAAGGACGAGGCGCGCCTCGCCGCCGCGATCGAACGCGAGAAGGGGTTCGTCGACCGCTCCGGCGTGCCGGGGGCCGAGACCCCCGAGAGCCCGGACGGCATGACCCGGTCCGACGATGAGCGCTACGCCGAGGTGTTCAACACCTGGCTGCGCTACGGCATCGGCGAGCTGGACAAGGAGGACCGCGAGCTCCTCCAGGCCCGGCACGTCAGTCACGGCACCCGGTTCGAGACCCGCGGCCTGAGCAGCTCGGAGAAGCGCGCCCTCGGCACGCTCTCCGGCCAGGCGGGCGGGTTCACCGTCCCGGAGGGCTTCTGGAACCAGATCGTGGAGGCCCGCAAGGTCTTCGGCGGTCTGCGCCAGGCCGCCACGTTCAAGCTCACGACCGGCGAGGGGAACGACATCCCCATCCCCACCGACGACGATACCGGCTCGGAGGGCGAGTACATCGGAGAGAATACCCAGATCGGCGAGCAGGACATCTCGTTCGACCAGAAGGTCCTCAAGGCCTTCACGGTCACGAGCAAGATCGTCCGCGTCCCGGTCCAGCTCCTCCAGGACTCCGCCTTCGACATCGAGGCGTTCGTCGCCA